TGGATATTGAAAACGCTCGCAACAATGCTGAAATCATTCCCTTACCTCTTGAAGCACCAGTGCTTCCTGCCTTGGCCAAAGGCGCACCTCCAAAGGCGGTGCGTGGTAAACGGGATCGCCCAGTAGCTCCGCGTGGTAAGGCTGCAAAGGCTCCTCTTCCGAAAGGAGGGGCCGGAGCACCGCCACGTGGCCCGCCCCCACCACCTCGTGGTGGTGGTGGTAAGGCGCCACCTGCCCCGGTGGCCGCCGCGCCAGGTGCTCCAGGAGCTCCTGTTGTTGCAGTACCCGTGCCTCCCGTAATGGCACCAAAGGTAGCAAAGGAGGGCTACGTGTCCGCATCTAACAAATGGTCTCCCGAGGCTGTTAAAGATAGTTATGTGGACAAGTACCTTTCTACCATACGGGTAGTTCCCCGATATATCGCCCTTGAACAGTGCACTGACATCAATACGCATCCCTGCCAAGCTGCAGAACGTAGTGTTGCCACTGCTCGTGCTCTCGGTATGATATATTCCCATGGCATCCGCCGGGTCACTTCCGTTTACGGAAGCGTGAGGGACGAATCGATCAATGGCTTCTGTAACAGCCGCGTTACAGATGTCCGTGATCGGCTAGCATTAGTAAGATATAGTCCCCTAGTATCCAATAAAGACTTTTCTCGCCATCCAACTACCATATCCTTTGCAGATGCTATTGTTCATGCAGAGACTTTGTTAATGGTTGACATATACGAGACAGACATGGCCATCGCCACTTCTTTCACACCCGAAATAGCCGCCCAGATGATAGAACGATTAGATAATCCTTATGGAGGATATAAGATCGTCTGGGTTGGACGCAAATATTATGGCGATTCCGGTCTCCTTTGTAACGAAGGGGGGTGGTATCGACATACTGACGGTAGGATCGTCAGCCGCTCTTCTCTCATGGAGGCGCGTGAATATGTACACGATCCGTGTGATTGGATTTGGAATTCCACCTCTAAGACAGTAATGGTAGAAGGACGTCCCTGTTCTCTATCGTGGCAATCTCTTAAAACGATTGGAACTTTCCATGTGGTTGTTTTCAGCCTTTGTCTCGCAGCGCCGTTGGGCCTATCTTTTGATATCGCGCCCCACCTTTATGACGAGAATTTTATCAAAGTTCGAGCACCCAAGTCATCACCTTGGGCCGAATGGGGTCTTTCTTTCATGTCTTACTTGCCTAGTTTTCTCAGAAACCAAAATCCTCTCCTTGAGGAAGTCAAAGTTTACAAACCAGTCTACATGGCTGGGCGAAAACACACAGACGCAAAACGCTTTAATCAAAACAATTTCGTACAAGTTTCAAAAGCGATTCTCGCCGAACAAAACATTGAACCCACAAAGTTATTTCTAGATCTTTTCCCTCAATTTGTTATCAGACGTGACCTAAATTCAATAGTTTGGGGAATCATGCTTGATAACATTGAGGAACGACGCATTTCCAATATGATAGCTATTGCTGTTGATGGCAATGCCATGGCCGATATTAATCTCCAACAAGCTAACATAGGAGTCCCGCCGTCTCCTAATGCGAGTTTGATGGAACCATTAAAGACCGCCACCATCATTACGATGGCAGGCGTTATTTTGTGGCGCCACAAGAAATATCTTAAGCCAGTCATGGCACTCGGGGTTAAAACTCTAATCAAAGGGTTTCAACTCGCGCGCAACCTCATTTATAGTCCCTTGGATTATATATGGGATTGGGGTGTCTCGATTGTTGATCCTACAGTCAACGTAGCGATAGGTTCTATCACCCATGTTACCAATCCTTGCAACACTGGAGATTATCATAGTCTCACAGTCACATGGCCCGAATCCGCATTTGTCCCAAGTTCTATCGGCAACGATTGGGACGTTGATCTCCCAGCAGCATGGGCTATGGGTGTCATCAATGAATCTGTTCTCCATCCTATCTTGGAAGAAATTGTTAAACGTACTTTGATGAAAGCTCGATTAGGTTGGTTATTACCTGTCACAGAGTTTTTGCTATCTGTGTGTCTACCCCATCCATCAATAGCTGCCTACGTGAGTCTGCCCCAGCGAGTATTCTTTCGTGGCGCTGCATTGATAATGCACTTGGTTGCTAATCAACAAAAATCATTTCTCCGTGCTTTTGGAATCCATTGCATTTGGAATCTGATATTGAGTAAGCTTCTAATGTATGCTGTTGTGGAAACGCGTGTGTTCGGGAATCTGTGCACACCGCCGTTAGTTTTGACTAAATATCCTCAAGGAAAACTCCCCATGTCTCTAGTAGTGTTGTCTTGCATTGCTGGATTGACTTATCTGATTTACAGATCCCTAACCTCAAGACCTTCTTATGATGAATATATTCGTTGGCGTGAACAGTATATTGACGGTACTCCCGATCAATTAGTGTATGACGACCCGCGTTCGTTTACTTGTCCCATCGTCGATCCCCGTGTTCCAGAGCATATTAGTGCCATTGAATTAACGGACGACGAAGATGCTGAATTAGACGAACCCGATATACGAGTCGAGAGCAATACGCACTTTTTCAAATTAGTGGGTGTTCTACCACATACCAAAGAGAAACTTGCCAGCCATTTTTGGCATATCCTTCCTACGTGTGCTCCCGGCTTTGTACCAAAAACATGTGAATATAATTTACGTGTGGGTATAACCAAACGATTATTGAAAGGTCCACCCATGGAACCCAAGTTACAACAAACAGCTTGGGAAAAAGTGATTAAGAAACGTGGAAATGAACTTTTGTGGCTTATAAGTCGCAAAAAGAAGTCCCCCACTTCAAAGTCATGGTTCGATATCGTGGACGACTGGGTCACTCATTTTGATGACCCAAAGAAGAAGAGGTTTTATACCGACATAGTGGCGAAACTCAAGACAGAAGGCCACGATTTTGTTAGTCCTAAAAACATTGAATTGTTTGTTAAACACGATGAGCTTCTTTTGCAACAGAAAGAAGGGCATTACATCCTCAAACCGCGCATTATTGCTAATGTGGAACCTACGTACCAAGCCAAAGTTGGCCCTTTTATCAGGCGCCTTCAAAAACGACTTGGGCGCAAATGGAACTGCTCTAAAGATAGTAAAAATGTGGTCGACTTTTATAAAGGCGTCATCCGGCCTACCCAGTTTCATTTTATGACTGGTGGTGGGGCGAGTGACATCGACTTGTCGGAGTGGATGCGCCGCGTCCTGGACAGAGAATACGTGCCTCTTGGCGAGGTAGGGTTTTGTGTTTTAGTGTGCGGTGATGATAGTGTAGTCGCGTTTTGTCTTGCTGATGGAACCGTCATCTTCTTTGAAGGAGACGCTAGCATGTACGATCAATCGCAATCAACAGGACCATTGAAATTTGAACTGACTGTTTTAGAATATCTAGGTGGGCATGCTAGTTTAAGCATGAGTCTTTGGAAGACGGCACACGCACCATATATAGTCATGCCTCACAAAAGAGAAGGTGATCAAATGATCTTCTCGATAGAACGCACCAAACGCCCGATCCGCGAAACTGGTGGCGCCAATACTTACGTCGGAAACACAATCACCATGGCATCGGCTTGGTATTTTGTCATACGCAACATCCAAGAATATCACTGGCTGGAATTTATACGCGATCCAATTACTGTACTACAAGAACAGTTCGCACACCTAGGTTTCGAAATGAAGTTGCAAATGATACAAGATCCCACGCGCGTCACGTTCCTTAAAGGAATGTGGTATGATGTTGAGGGTGATTTGTGCTGGGGTCCTCTCCCGTCTCGCATTTTAAAAATGGGTAAAAGTCTGAAAGATCCAAGAACGCTTTACCCTGGAACTGACATTAAGACCGCGGCAGGTCTTTATTTGCGTGACGTCGCTAGTTCATATAGCGTGTTTTTACAAGTTCCAATCGTTCGCGCGTTCATCAACCGATATAGAGTAGTTGGTGCACCTGAACCTCATTATCAAGCCCGTGTTTCAAATTATGCTACACCAGCGTCTGGTTGTCTTGCTCATCGTGTACTGGATAATAATAGTCTTTCCAGCACGTGCACTCGGTACAACATCACAATTGACGAAATTAATAGGGTAGAGGATATGATAATGAGCAGCGAACCGCTTACATTTCTCCATGATCCAGTTTTTCTAAAACTGGCTGAAGTGGATTACTCTTAAGCTCCTGACTATGGGCCCAAGCAATAAAGTGGAGGTATGCTTGGGGGGTTCTCGTTAACCCTGATTATAACGGCGGAATCGATAAATTCATGCCAAACGAAAGATACGTTGGCCCATTACTTCAAAATGGCTCTAAATCCCGAAAAACCAAACGAAACACCAAACGCAAGCAACCCAAACGAAACCAGGGCAACCAACAAGCCGTTGCTCCTGTCGCCACAACTCAAGTTGTTCATCTTAAAGGACCTCGGA